ACTTCGCCAACAACGGTAACCAGTGCTATGTAACTCGTGCGGCTGCCAGTGACGCTGTAACAGCCACACAGACACTTAATGACCGTGAAGACGGAGTAGGAGCTATTCAGCCTCCTGCCAACGTTGTAGCGACTCCTGCGGGTACTGTGACTCCTTCCTACACCTACGAGTACACCGTTACCGCTATCACCGCTTCCGGTGAGACCGATGGTGGAACTCCGGTTACTGCTGTAGCTAACCAGGTATTGACTTCTGTCAACAAGGTAACTCTGACCTGGACAGCCAACGTAGATGTTTCTTGTACTGGATATAAGATCTACCGTCGTAACCTGACTGTTGGTGGAGTAACTTCTACACCGTTGCTTCTTTCCTCTGTCTCTGGAAAGACAACCGCCACCTTCACTGATGATGGTTCCTTTACTCCTGCGGGAGCAATTCCTACCTTCAACAACACAGGTACAGCGGTTCCTATCCTTAAGCTTTCCTGTGTCTCCGTAGGTGCATGGGGAAACCAGATTTACATTGACATCACAAACAGCACAACCGGTGCCGGACGTTTCAACCTCATCGTTCGTTATGGTGGAACTGCTGACTCCAACATTGTTGAGCGTTTCGTAGATGTAACCATGAACCGCACAGACCAGCGTTACGCCGTGTCTATGATTAACTCCACACTGCTTGGTTCCAAGTACATTCAGGCAACTGACCTAGGTACTTACACCACCTGGATTACAGACGTTACCCCACGTCTACAGACTGCTACTGCTCTTGCTAGCGGTTCTGATGGTGTAGCTACTCCAAGCCTTCTAACAGCAGCTCAGAGACTAGCGGTACTTCAGACCAATATTGATCTGAACTTCCCAGGTGTTACCGACACCACTACTCTGAATCCTGTTCTTGCGTGGACAAATACACAGCCAAACATCTTCGTAGTTGTTGATGCACCTAAGGCCATTATCGGTTCTGATGGTGTGACTCCTTCTGAGTCTGCCACTGTAAACAATTACCTGGCTTTGGTTGTCGGAAATGCTGAGATCGTTCCTTCTGCTCAGGTAGCTGTCTATGCTCCATGGGTACAGGTTCCAGATCCTATCTCTGCTACTCCTGGTGCGACAAGAACTCTTCCACCTGGTGGAGCGGTTCTAGGTCTTTACTCTCAGACAGATGCACAGTTCGGTGTTCAGAAGTCTCCTGCTGGAGTAACCATTCCAGTTCAGAGAGTCGCTGGTGTAGAGCTTCCATTCCAGAATGCCAACCTGGATACACTGAATGCGAATGGTGTTAACATTATTCGTAACGTATCTAGCTACGGTTACTGTGTAATGGGTGCAAGAACTCTTCTACCTAACCAGCCAAACCGCTACGTTTCTATTCAGCGTACGCTGATGAACATCCAGGAAACATTGCAGCAGATCACTCAGGTAGCTATTTTCGAGAACAACAACTCCGCTCTATGGGCAAAGCTGAGCGCCATTGTTACTCAGTACCTACAGGGAATCTGGCAGCAAGGAGTACTTCAGGGTGACACTGCCGATGCTGCTTACTTCGTACAGTGTGACGCCGGGAACAACACTCCTACCACAATTGCTGCTGGAGAAGTTCACGTGCAAGTTGGATTGGCTCTGAATAGTCCTGCTGAGTTTATCGTTATCGATATCAACCAGATGGCCGCTTCATCCACCACTTCATAAGGAGTAACTAAATGGCTACGTCTCACGCGTCACCGCTAGCCAAGGCGACACCTTCCATTGCGCACTTGGCTACTGACCCACTACGTAATTTCAAGTTCAATGTAAATATCATGCACCCCAACATCTCCGGATTCGCGACTCTGGGATTTATGACAGTGAGTGGTTTGAATATCACCACTGAAGTTATTCCATATCGTGAAGGCGGCATGAACACGACAACACAAAAGATGCCAGGGCAATCCGATTTCGCACCTATTACCCTATCTCAGGGTGTTGCAGTAGGTTCGGGTCCTATGTGGCAATGGATGAAGGAACTATTCACTGTTATGCAGGGAACTGGTACCGGTACTCCTGGAAAGGACTTCCGTGCCACTGTAGACATTATGGTTCTTGATCACCCAGTAACATCCGCTACTGTTCCGGTCAAGGCTATCTATCGTGTCTATAACGCATGGCCTACCAGCATTGCTTTCTCTGACCTAGACGCTGGTGCTAACGCTGTTCTTATGCAGCAGCTTTCCCTAGCGCACGAGGGCTTTGACTTTAAGCTAGCGACATCTACAGGGCTTAACGGAGTTACCTTCAACTAAGCTAGAATGAGTATTAAACTTTCGTGACAATATTTGGAGAACGTATGGAATACCAGAAGCCACAATACTCAATGTCTTTCGAAGATGAGCAGGGGCAGCAGGTAGTAGACAATGCAGATATCAATGCCTTGACCAAAAAGGTAATGCAGTCTATGAACCCTGCCCCTGTCATTGATGATCTACCTGACACCTACATCAAGCTTCCTGCGGGAATCGTTGTGGATGGTCAGGTATATCAGGATGCTGAGGTTCGTGAACTTACCGGTGAAGATGAAGAGAAGTTGGCTAAGGCTCGTACGTCTAACAACGCAGCCAAGTATGTCAACACCCTGCTTCTATGCGGCACCGTTTCTATTGGCGGTAAGGAAACCACTCCAGCACTTCTAGACTCTCTGATTCAGGGAGACCTGGATATGCTGATGCTCGCTATCCGTAGAGCTACCTTCGGTGAAGAGTTCGAGGTATACGAGGTTGAGTGTCCTCACTGCCAAGAGCTGAATGACCTAGAGCTAAACCTTAAGGACATTCCTGTTAAGGAGTTAGATGATCCCGAGACTAGGGAGTTCCTTATAAAGCTTCGTAAGGGTCGTCAGGCTAAGATCAAGTTCCCTACCGGTGCTGTACAGAATGAAATCTTCAAGAAGGATCTGACTATTCCAGAGATGAATTCTCTAACTCTTGCCGAGTGCATTATCTCCTTCGTGGAGGCAGACGGTTCAGAGACCATGTGCAACGGCTTGGCTGATGTAAAGAAGCTCGGACTTGCCGACAGAAAGACTCTTCAGGAATACATCTACAACAATCAGCCTGGACCACGATATGACAGAGTAGTTGCGCTTTGTTCATCGTGCGAAGGAGAGGTACCGGTCCCACTGAATGTGGGTATCCTGTTTCGCGAACTCTGATTACAGATCACTTTATAAAGAATATGAGCAATTAACAGACGCATTCCATTGGTCCATTTCCGAATCTAGGAAGCTGACATATAGGGAAAGAAAGCACTGGATAAAGAGATACCTGCATAAGCTTGAGCAGGAGTACGAACGAATGCACCAAGCTAATAACTCAACACAAGTCATTACGAGGTCTGTGGGGCAAGGCGTTACTTTCGGTGGAATGCCATATAGGTAATATAATTGAAGGTAACAACTTGACATTAGGAGACCCGAAGTGGCTACACCTACTCCGCCCTCAACAGGGCCAAGTATTGGAACCAGCCGCTTGTTGGGGACCAACGGTCTTCAGCAGGCGGTTGATTCTTTAACTACACAAATTAACAGACTTACCTCCAGCGTCTCGGGCCTAGCTCGTGGCGCTGGTAGTGGTTCCCGAAGCGGGAATACAAACGGTGGCAGTTGGAATATCACAGCCAACCGTTATGGCAACAATGGTGGTGGCGGTAGATTCACATTCGGTTCTCTACAGGGTGGAACTCCTAATGGTGGTGGAGGAAGCTTCGGAAACCTAATGGGAATGTCCCGTGCGTCTGCCACAGTGGGAGCTGTTGCGGGTGTCGCATCCTCATTGGTGAGCTATGCGAATAAGAACATGGCTTCCAATTTCCAACTGGATTACTTCAACACACAGTCTCAGGTAGCTGGTGGTGGGGGAAGAGGTGGATGGCTAACCGCTAACCGTCTGGCTTTCCAGAACAACAACGTTGCACTGAATGGTGCAGATGCCACCAGAGCTGGATTCTTAAACCAGTACACATTCGGTAACGCTCAGTTCAATGGAGCTGCTAACCCAGCGTTCGTCAATGGAATGAGCCAGGCCAACGCATTCGGATATGCCAGCCCTACTCAGGGTGCCTATGGTGCAGCTCTGGCAGCACAGCAGACCTACTCATCTCGTGCAGCTTATGTAGCTCCTTCTCTGGGATTGGCTAGTCCTTATCTGCAAGGTGGAGTCAAGAACTCCATGCAGAATATTGCTCAGTCTATTTACCAGAGAACCTTTGGTAGCCAGACCGTTAACCAGAAGCAATTCAATGCCGCTATCTCCCAGGGTGGGTCTCTTAACGTAAACCTACAGGCATTCGGATCACAGCTAGGTTGGAGTCAGTCCACCATTGCTGAATACCAGAATGCTCTTCAGGGACAGGTAGCCGCTCAGCAGCACGGTATGTCTGCCAACAAGTATTACCAATTGCTTGGTCAGGCTTCTGGTGGAAACCGTTCCGCTATTAATCAGCTAGCCAAGACAACAGGTCTTGGTTCCTCTATGTTCGAGAATCAGAGAAACCTGAACTCCACTCGTCTGACAAGACAGTCTGACATTCTGGAATCTCTTGCTCCTGCATTCGACTCAGCCACTTCTGCTGTTAACAAGTTCAGCCAGGCATTGACTAGCTTCCTACAGACAACAGGGCTGGATAAGGCAATCGGTACTGGGGCAGGAGGGCTAGCACCCTTCTCAAACGCCCTGGGTGGCTTCTCAGGAGCCTTTGGGGCTGGGGCTGGACTTCTTAGTGCAGGCCGTTTGTTTAGAGGCGGAGGAGGGCTTCTGGGCGGTTTAGGTAGAGGTGGTGCCGCTGCTGGTGGAGCTGGTGCACTTGACCTATCCGCAGGTGCCTTGGGTGCTGCTGGTCTATATGGTGCAGGTGCTTTCGCAGTTCATCACTTCGGTGGAAAGCTGGTGGATAAGTATGTTCACGGTAAGAAGGCTAACAAGTGGAGCCATGTCGGTGTTGACGCTGCCACTGGTGCTCTTACGGGTGCTGCTATTGGTTCTGTGGTTCCTGTTATTGGAACTGGTGTGGGTGCGGCTGTCGGTGGAATTGTTGGAGCCGGTATTGGTATTTTCGGTGGTGCGACTGGTGAAGGTGGCGTTACTGGTACTACGGGTAACTCAGCTAGAAACTCTTCTACTCAAGGAGCGACCACAGCCTCAGCAGCACAGATCATTAAGTACGCAGAGACACAGCTAGGTGTTCCGTATGTCTGGGGTGGAGAATCCCCAGGAAAGGGAATGGACTGTTCTGGTCTTACTCAGTGGGCTTATGGAAAGGCTGGAGTAAAGATCCCTCGTGTAGCTGCTGACCAGCAGAAGATTGGAAACAAGGTTCCAACAAATAAGACACAGCCTGGTGACCTTCTATTCGTGGGTGATCCTGCCCACCACGTAGTAATGTCCATCGGTGGCGGAAAGATTATTGAGGCACCTCACCCAGGAGCCAACGTAAATATCCGTGCACTGAACCCAAGTGAATTTACAAGCGCCACCAGAATTGTTGGCTCTATCGGAAATATGAATTCCCTGCTAAATGAGAACACAGATAACTCAGGTGGATCTCTAAATAACCAGCAGAGTGTTACTGGTGGAGACCTAGGTAATCTAGGTGGAACCAGCGAGGCAGCCGCTATTGCTTCTGCTCTTGCGGGATCTACCGCAGGAATTCCTATGGTGTCTCAGGGTGGTTCTTCCAATAGCGTGACCAGTGCGGGAACAGGAAGTAATCCAAAGGCAACCGGAAGCAATGCAAAGGGACACCTACAGGCTTACGCTAAGGCTCTTCTAGGAAAGTACGGATGGGGAAGCCAGTGGGGTTCCTTCAACGCTCTGGAGATGTCAGAAGCGGGATGGGATGTTCACGCCACTAACCCAAGCTCAGGCGCCTATGGTCTGGCTCAGGCTCTTCCTGCTGGTAAGTACGCTAGTGCTGGTAAGGACTGGAGAACTTCAGGTGAGACTCAGCTACGTTGGATGATGGATTATGTTAAGAGCCGTTATGGATCTCCTGACGCTGCTTGGTCATTCCACCAAAAGAACAACTGGTATGCCGCTGGTGCTTGGAACATTGATAAGGATCAGCCTGCTACCGTCCACAAGGGTGAAATGATTATCCCTGCACAGCAGGCGGAAACAATTCGTCAGACGCTTCTGAACAATACATTTAACCCTAACCTTCAGAGAGCAATGGGTCACAGCGGAGGAAGCTCTATTACATTCGGAGATATCAATGTAGCTCTTCCTGCTACTTATTCTGGTTCTGCACAAGATGCTAGAGCAGCAGGTAAGATGGTCGTTGACGCAATCGAAGAAAACCTTCGTATCAAGAACCTACAGACGGGACAGTAATGGCTACTAAGTTACCTACAGAGCCTATCTCCGGAAATGTATTTCCTGTCATTAAGGGGAGTCCTGGAAATGTTACCTTCCAGAATCCACCATTCCACCCAAATATTTTGGCGGTAGGTGGAGCGAATAAGACAATTAACCCGCCTGGTAGAAAAGACGACTACAACCCTGGTGCCGGTACTAAGAATTTCCACCGTGGAATTCTTACCGCTGGTGCTGGAGTTGTTGACGGGTGGAAGGGAAACATCACGTACAAGGTGAACTTCCTGTACAACCCTTCCACCATTCAGGAGAGCCGTGCACTAGACGTGAATAACGGACAGCTTCCCGCTTGGGCGAGAAGCACCGATGACCCTGGCTCATACGCTACACAGTTGAATACCTCAGTGAACTTCTCACTCCTATTCGACAGAACGTATGAGCTATGGGACAAGAGCTATCAGAACTCCATTGCTGGTGTATTCGGAGTCCGTGCTGATGTGGAAGCCTTCTACAATCTTATGGGAATCAACCAATTCGTAGACCAGTCTGTAACCCCTGGTCAGGTGGCTCCCCCATTCGCTATCAATGGTGTAGCGAAGACTACGGTTCAGGGACCAATGCAGATGGTTCCAGCCAAGCTGACGTTTGGTAATAACTCATTGGGTGCCCTCCAGTACTTCGGATATGTTTCATCATTCGATGTAACGTGGACCCACTTCAATCAGGCAATGGTTCCATCTCGTTGCGCAATCAACGTAACCTTTACAACACTTCCATATCAGACATCTGATACAGCAACTAAGAAGAACAGCGGCTAAGGAGAGACTATGGCTATTAGTATCTATTCCAGATACGCCGATAACACCGTGGTTCCATTAACGGATACCAGTGGTGTTACTCGTTCTACCATTATCATCAATCCTCCTAGCCAGCCGACTGTGTACAGCATCAGCGTCTACACGTGGCAGCTAGGAGACCAGATTGACTATCTGGCCTACTCTGCCTATGGGGATGAAACACAGTGGTGGAGAATTGCTAACGCTAATCCAGAGATCCTGTTCTGGAATAACCTAGCTACGGGAACGCAGGTGAGAATTCCAAGTGCTTAATCCTGCTCCCTCATATCCGGACTTTACGGTATACGTGGATGGGACAACCCCTCTCACCTACTACACACCGTGCGTCCAGATCATTCAGAAGACAAACACTCACGCAATTGCACTACTTGATGTCAACTATGTGGGTAGCAATCTTGGTTCCACAAGTAATGCCTCTCTGAGAAAGTGGAGCTATTTGAAGGAAGGCACACCTATCCAAATCAACTACGGGAATAGACCGCACTATGTCTATACCTTCCTTGGATATGTGTCTTCCTATAAGTTGATTCGTACTGGTACTGATGACGGTTATAACGGATTGAATTCATCCACAGTTCAGTACACCATCACAGGTGTCTCTCAGGTAATGCAGTCCACAAAGAATACGTCCTGGAAGCACACAAGCCCATCCACTATCGCAGGGACTATCGCGACAAAGAATGGGCTTAGAGGAGTCATCCACAACTACCAGTCAGCCATTGACTACCGTCTACAGAACTCCAGTGACTTCAGGTTCCTGGCTCAGCTAGCGGACGAAATTGGCTATAGATTCTATGTGGATAATACAGACCTGTACTTCATTAATCCAAAGCAGATTCTAGACCGAGGGAATGTCAGAAACATTCCTGAGTTCTGGTCTCACAATCAGCCTGGTCTCTACGACACAGTAAGAACCTTTATACCTATCGTGGGTACGATCACTCCTGATGGTGGAATCGTGGCTAACCGTAATGTCGTGGGACTTAACCCCCAGACAGGACAAGTCACACAGGCTAGCATTCAGGCTAGTGTTGCGGATCAGGCAGGTAGACCGCTGGCTGACTACATTACGAAGTACTACACAGAAGCTCCCGCTGAGTCCTACTACGAGGCATCCCAAAAGGTAATGGCGGATTCTCTGAGAAACATCTACTGGAATACTGCGAATTCAAAGCTGAGAGGAGATGCTAGAATTCGTCCGAATACCCTAGTGAATCTCGTAGGGGGTGCCTTGCCCTCCGATGACGCAGGACTCTGGCTAGTAGAGAGTGCTGTACACCATCTGACAAAGCCACCTCCGGGCGGTAACAAGTATGCGGGTACGTACTTCACAGACACCACCCTGGTTCGAGATCACATTTACACAGCTAAGGTAGATCCCCTTTCTGAGACTCAGAACATTACTCAGAAGGTGCCTGCTAAGCTGGTGGGTAATAAATGGATTTCATCTAATCTAGGAGCTACGGTTTATGCAACCTAAGTACGACGCTATCTACCGTGCGCTCGTTACTTCCAATACGGATTCCACTAACTCAGGGAAGATCAGAGTTCAGTGTCCACAGATTGCAGGCTTAGCGGAGATTCGTTCTGCTGAGCCTGTTAATCCTTCTATGCCGATCCCCAAGGTGGGGAGCATTATTTGGATCATGTTCAATGGTGGGGACCTTACCAAGCCTGCTTACTTTGGTAATTCTCTTCCTAACACGAACACTCTGATTCAGGACTGGACAAACTTCACCCTGTCTACTGGTTTTACCGGAGATGGAAACGGTAACGGTACACCACAATTTCAGGTAGTAAATGAATATGGTTCCGGTAAGGTGTTTATGCGCGGGGCAGTCAACGTTACCTATCCCAGCAGCACCATTGCCAACGGTGGTCAGTGGGCAGTAATTCCTTTGGTAGCTGTTCCTACATCTCGTAGAACTCTAACGGCTGCCTGTTCCCTTGCCAGTAGCACAACGGAATCTGTGAAGAACGATATGAATACCGACCACACAGCCATCATCGTTGGAACGAATACGACTACCATTCAGCCACCGTGGGTCTCCTTTAACGGGATGAGCTACTACCTCTAATCTGGGATAATAAATTTATGGGATCACAAATGAGTATTCCGTTTGCTGTACTGGAGAATGGTTCAGTTTCAGTAGAGACGGACACAGACACACAGGTCTCTCAGCGTATTGACGCCATCGTTTCTACTGAGGTAGGACAGCGCGCGATGAGAGCTAAGATGGGGCTGCCCCTATCCAGATTGCTATTCGATACCAGCAGCACTTTTGTAGCTGCGGAAATGAAGGATCTCGTAACGCAGCAATTGAATGCATACGAACCTGACATTGAGGTAGTATCTGTAGAGCCTAATACAAATGAGGCTAATGACGGAGTAGCTTCTGTTAATGTAAATTACCGACCACTAATCAGTGCATCTACTACAAG